TTGAACCGTAGAACTCTCTGGACCCTCATCAATACTCATCTGATCCATATATCCCGTAAACACTTCTGTCAGACTTGATTGAGAGGACGTCATACCAAAATAGATTGTGCATTCACGTCCCTGATATTGCTCAGAGAGAGCCAAAGATACAACTTGGCTAGGCACACCGCTCAGAGTTATAGTTGCCCCTTTAGCGGCAATCTCTGTGCTTTCTTCGATGCTGGAAATGTCTAGCATATTACCAGTTCCAAAATATTGGTTGCCATCATATGTCAGAGTTCCCAAGCCCGTCCAAAGCCTCAGAACGCGATCTTGGGTTGTTCCATCCGCAGCCGTAAAAGTACCGCTATCAAAGTTTAACTCAACAGCAAAAAATGGATATATAACATCGTCGTTTAAGGTAGATGATACGCCGCTTGATAAATCCCTAGACACCGATCAACCCCTATAACACTTCAACAATATCAAATGAAATTCCATATCTAGCGATATTATCTATGTTCCATGAAACGGTATTTGTAGATAAACGGAAAACCCCTTGCGGGTTATTTGTTCCCAATGTTTCAGAGGAATATGTTTGACGCAGATTTGGATAAATTTCCAATGTGCCATTCCCAGTTTTGTCTGCAAGCACTTGATAAAGTTCCGCAGAACTACTTGACCCTAACTGGATAAAGTCACCCGCTAACAGTGTTTTATCCTGATCACCTGTCTGCATTGTAATGGTGACCGAACTATCGCCTTGGGTTCCAGTTATGCTTGCCGCATTCCCAGCATTGGTCGATCTCAATGTTCCTCTGGGGGTAGCGTGATCAGGATGACCGAAAAGCATACTCCCCTCAACGCCTTTTAAGCTTGTAAGAGCCGCAGCCCATGCCGCCGCTGTTGCTCTCTTTTGAGGGGGAAGGGTCACGGTTGCTTCCCATCTCTGACCGCCAAGAACAACAATTTGCTGTTTAAACGTATATGGAGACTGAGAATTGATTACAGCATTGATTGATCGCCACTCAATCGCAGAGATGCCTGTTGAGGGCAATGTTATGGGGTATGTAATAGCCATTAACCAAAGACCGCTTTCATTTGACCGCCGCGCCGCCTACTGCCCATTATACCTTGCTCAGTCATTTTTGCAATTTGTGGTGCAGCTTGGTGGATGATTTTCTTGATGCTCTCATCGCCATTTGCTGAGAATGCAAAGGTTTGATTGACAGTTACACCGCCGCCCATGCCCCTTGTGGTTGCCGCATTGACGATGGAACCAGCGCCTTGAGGCACAAACAATTCTGGACCGCGCTCCCCTACCAGAACGGGCGCTCCGCGCATTACTGGCCCACCTGTGGCTGATTTGGTTTGCCCTATTGAGGAAATGAATGTTCCAGCATCACCCCCAATGGCACCGCCTACCGCGCTGAACATACCACTAATCATAGGTCGTATAATCTGTGCCTTAATAGCATCTGCGATCATTTGTCTTAGAATATCTCTGAATGTATCTCTTAGGCTTTCTAAGTTAAGTTTGCCCTTTTCTACAGCATCGACCAAAGCATCTGTTAGGCTATCTGCCATCGCGTTAAAGCCATCCCTAATAGACGTCAAAGCTGGATATGTTTTTTCAAGCATTTCTACTTGCAAAGCTTCCAACTCAGCTTTGACATTTGCAAATGCTTCTTTGAGTTTCGGTCCAGCATTTTCACCCGCAACTTTCATAGCTCCAGATAGCAAAATAAACTCTTCTTTTAGCTTATGGATAGGGCCAATATTTGCATTAATAGTTTTTTGTAATTCACTTAAAGTTTTTTTCCCGCCTCCAGACGCACCAGCCGCCAATGCCTCTTGAATACGTTCAGCCGCCCTTCTAATTTCTCCTTCTGAACTATTAATGTCTTCACTAATAAGAGGTGTAGGCTCTAATCCAAATAGTATAGACTTTGCGTCTGTAGCCGCAGCCATAAATTTTTCAAATTCTACTGTTAAATCACCCAGTTCATCTTTCAATTCTTTGGGTAACATAGCTATAACTTTTTCACCTAGCGTCTCAATCTCCGCAGCCAAATTATCTGTAAGACCAAGAATGGAGCCAAACAAAACCCCAATAGCTATCCAAAAACCCAATCCCCTTTTAACAACTGTATTTACAATTCTTTGAGCCACAGCAACCGCATTTAAGCTTCGTGCAAGCTGCAAAGCCGACCACGCCGATGATGTAAGGCTTGCCGCAAATTTAAGAGATTTATATACCCCTACAGCGACAATAATATTTTTGAAATTAGTAACCACTAATGAAAAGATGGTATTAAAGGCTAGAATTAGCGTTTGTATCTGATCTCCGAATGCTTCATAAAATACACTAGCGACAACAGACATTGTACTAAGCAAAGATCGAAATACATCTACAAGCGGAGATAACACTATCATAACCGCATCAACGGCCCTTGACAGGAATTGAAACGACTTACCAAGAACATTTCCTATTACTTCCGCAAGGTTCATGCTGGAATTAGTCGCGGCTGTAAGGGAATTTATAAAATCTCTAAACCCTTCGTTCAGGCCACTTTCAGCAATTGAAGTCCTGAACCTGTGCATTGCATCGCCAAACATGGAGACTGTACCAGCCGTTGTCTGAGCAAACGCATCCATAGCACCATCTGCTTTGCCGCCAGTTCCAAAATTCTCAAGTAACTTTTTAACGGTTTCAGATGAACTATAGCTAACACCAGCCTCAAATCCCGCAAATGCACTAACGCCCTTATCACGGAATAAGTCTGCAGCGCCAATACCCGCAGACATTGCCCTCTGCACGTTAGCCGCCGCCTCATTGAATGGAATGCCAAACTGTGCAGCAATGTTACCCGTGACCTGTAGAAGCTCACCTAATTCATCTGCATCATTAGAAGCCGCAGCCAAGGAACCCGAACCAGCTTGAATTTCGGCTAATGAAAACGGAACACGACCCGCAAACTTAGCCATAATATCAAATGCTTTGCCGCCCTGTTCCGCGCTACCAAGCAAAGCGTCAAGTTGAACTTTTAAAGCCTCAACCTGTGACCCAGTATCAATGGCGCTTTTAATAAACGAACCAAAGATTGCAGTGCCGCCGATAACCGCAATGGCTCGCCCTACCTTTCGGAAAGCATCAGCCATGCGGTCTGTATGTCGCTCAGTAGTTTGAGAAACCTTGGCAAGATCACGCTTGAGATCAGCCATATCCGCTTCAATGCGGACTAAGAGGGTATCAACTGTCGTAGCCATTAGTCGGGATATAACTCCATCAAGTTCTCAAGTTCATCCTTTTTCAGCGGTGGCGGTTTACCACTAGAATGAAACTCACTAAATCCTTCAATAGCTAGGTAAAACTCCTGCAATGACATCGACCAAAATTCACTTGAACTCATTCTCATTTTGCCCAAGGCAACTTTGATCCATTCATCCCAAGGCAGTTCTTCAACTGCTATGCGACCGCCGCTATCGCGTTTCCCTCCTCATCCCCCAAGATGTGAACAATAATCTCCGCAACCAACCTGATGCCCTCTGTAAACCCAGCTTCCCAGATAAGCTTTTGGACGTCACGATCTTTGACATCAGTGCCGCTTGTTCTGATTACTGGCGTCAAAATGGAAACCATATCTGTCGCTGAAAAATCTGCGTCTTGCAATCCGCTTGCGATCTTCAAAATACCACGCCCACAATTTTGCTCAATACGCATTATTGTGTCCATTGATATTTTGCAGTTATATGTCTGATTTCCCAGACTTAACTTTAGCTCTCCGCGTTTTGGGTTTGTCAATTTCTAACTCCTCTGTTTGAATTTCGCAGACCTCATTTCGATTGCCTACATTGACAATACTGACCACCTTATAATCATTCTTGTCAACATTCAAAATTGTGCCTACGGAAATCTCCGCATCAAATGGCACTGAAAATAGCAAGCCTCTTTGGAAGCCTGATACCTCAGTGTCATTGATACTTACTTTAACAGAGTTCCAAGCCATCAATTAGCCTACACGGTAGCGAAGGTAACTGTGCCACTGCTTTCAAGGGTCACATCGTATTGGACTGTTCCGTTATACTCACCATTGAACGCCAATGACGCAACCATGAACTCCCCAGTGTATGTTCCGAAATCAGGAACCAAGATTTGGAAGTTATGAAAGTCTGATGCCGCAAACGCGCTTTCAAGAGTTGTTTCTGATGCCGCATCCGTAAAGACGCCGCTTCCCGAAATCGTAACAGACTGAATGCCGCCATTTGCTAAAAGCTTACGGATACCTGCATCATCAATGGTTGTTACGTCAACCGCTTCCTCATTCTGAGTAATTGATGTTGTTCTCAAGCCACCAATAGTTGTGTATGTATCGCTTGCCGCAGACGCAGTATTATCCGCGCCGATTTTAAGCAACATCGCTGAACCTTTTTGAGCCGCCATATTTTATCTCCTATGTGTCAAACATAACGACCCGAAATCTCATGACCCCGTGCCGCGTTATTCCATCATTCTCCGCTAGTGTTGTTGAAAACTCTTGTCTGATAAGCACTAGCGATGCTCCTGTTACTGTTATAGCACTATCGTGGAGCAAAGAATAGATACTTTGCATGATCTCTTTAATCTCGCGCCTTCCTCTGTATTGGGACCACGCATGAATAGTTAATGTATGCTCAAGGCCATCAAGGGTTTTTGTGCCATTATTCGATGTAGTTTCTTCGCCCATCAAGACATAAGGGTAAGACGTTTGCTCTGGGACATCATCATAAACAGAAACATTCCCAGTACCGCCAATCCCAGTGACATTGCCGTTAAGGGCTGAATAGATTGCCTTCTGTAATTCCCACGAATGTAAAGACATTATAGACCGCTCCCTTTAAGACGCTTGAACATTCTTCTTATCTTTGGCCTATTTTCTTCAAGAGCGGGTTGCATGAAAGGACGCGCATCCATTTTGCTTGTGCCAAATTCAAGAAACTCTGAATACTCTGCCCTGCTTTCGACACTGGCACCCATTTTGTCGCCATCAATAACTTCAAAGATATTATTGGCTAAATATCCCGTGTCAGTATTAGGCGGGTTTCCATCTGAAGATGCCGTATGGGTCCGTCTTGGATTGTATTTTTCATAAGTAATCCCAGAACTTCCATGCTCCTGAATAGATGTAACAGCCGTGTTCCTAACCATCTGCGCACTTGCAGCGATAATTTGCTGAACCTTGCGCTCATAAGCTTTGCTGACTTGTGAGGCTTTGCCTTTGCGAATTACCTTCGTGCGAATGCTCATGTTGGGACGCCCTCTTCGCAATCCAACTCTAAGAACTTGAACCGATTATCTACGTTAATCACGCCCTTGATATTGAAAATTCGCGTTTCTTGCTGACCATCAAATCTTACAAAGGTCTGAGAAAGCCTGTTTTTATGCGTCAAATCCTTGCGATAACGAACCGTGATCTTATGCTTGGCAACCTCTCTCAATTGGTTGTCTCGCCCAAACTCGCTTTCTCTGGCGCTTTGAGGCTCAATCTCAGCAAAGATAGTTGCAACCTTAGACCATGATAATGCTGCACCACCCCCATCATCAGATGTTCGCGTGTACGATTGCAGTTCAAGCC